TCCTTATAATAGGTCAAGATCGTTTTCAGCACGATGTATTTGTTGAAAACGAAGTACGTCAGCAAGAATATCCCACGCGCTGTCGTGTTTTTTAAATGATTTATTCCACTTCTCTTCATTGAGCATTGGTGTAAATCCATTCGTAGTCGAGAAGTTCATCTTTGCATCGATGTAGGTTCGCGTGTCACGAACTTTCCAATACTTAAGGTACTCTTCAAGATGAAGGCGCTTGCCTTCGGCATCAAACAAACGAGATAGAATGATTGGATCGAAAGTATTAGAACGACTCCACCAATAGTCAATCTTTGGCGACTTAATTAGGAACTCGTGAAACTGTTGAATAAATTCTTTAACCGTTAGATCCGTCTTCTTTGGCGCAATGTTAGCGCGAACATCTGCATCTTGTTCTTCCCAGAACTGCAGAGTGCTCTTGTCAATTTCCCAACTATAGTTCTTTACTTGATCCACTACGGACAGCTTAAACTTTCTAGTCTCAGTGATGCTGTTTAGAGAGTACGGATTACTCGTAAACTTTTCGAAATTGAATACCATCACTGAGCAGTCGATTACAGCACACTTGGTCGCATCCTTTCCCATGGTCTCAAAGTCGATTATAAGATGGTTAGTCATACAAAAAATTCCTCTAGAGTTGCTTTCTGCGATCCTGTTCCGAGAGGATCGTATTCATTCTTTTCGTAGTGATTGTTCTGACGTAGATAGTTTGTGCCGGACATAGGCAACTCGCCACGAACGAACTTTGCGATCTCAGAATGAATATCACGCGAAGTTGGTACAGGAACGTTTTGCGCAATATGGTTCATTTTAGCAAGACCGCCGACGAGTTCGAAGTCGTGAGGGAAGCCCATCATATGCAGAGCTTCACGAACCGTAAGGGAACGGTCGTGAATTGGATGTATCGTATCAGCAAGGTTACGGCCGATAACAGCATTCATGCATTCATCGAATACATGAGTCGAGCTATCCCAGATGCCTTTATTATCTGCGAACTTTTTAATGGCGTGTTCCGATACTTTGATACCACGAGCGTGGCCGACCTCGTGCATCCACTTGTTTGCTTCGTCGAGTAGACCACTACGATTAATGTAGTTAAAAGCTGTTATGTTACCGCTACGAATAATGACGTCCCTTGGGTTTTCATTTGTTCTTGCTTTGATAAACGCATAGTATGGTTCATCGTCGAGTTTGTTATTGATAACAAGATCGTGTTGCAGCGTATTGTTCTCTATCTCTGCTAGATACTCACGGAAGTTCTTACGATCGCGTTTGAACCAAGCCATGATAGGTGCCTTCTCAGACTTCCAACCAATAGCAAAAGTACGATCGCGAGCTTGCGGAATGCCGTGATACATCGTAGATGTTTTGTACAGAGTTAAACTATAACCTCTTTTATTACAAATGTCAAACAAATTGTTCGCGACCGCCCGACCCTTATTCGTATAGAGAGCAGGAGCGTTTTCTACAACGACTGCCTTTGCTTCAAATAGGTCGATCGCGTCCTCGAATACCTTGTACATCCATTCGTTCTTAGCACAGTTTGCGCCCTTTGCTTCCGCAGTCTGGCCTGTGTTCAACTGAGAAAGAGCAGCACAGGGTGGAGTACCCGACACAACGTCCACCTTATGAATTGGCGGACCGTTATCTAGAAGACGATACTCTAATCCACGTCCTTTTACGTTGTTCTGATAGTTGACGTAGTGACTATCGTTTGCTTGAAATCCATCGTATGAGTAGATAGCAAGAGGAGGAACTCCGAAAGCTTTTTCTGCGCCGAGCATCTGTCCACCAATGAGTGGGATATGAGGTACCCAAGTAATATCAGTCATTATTTTATCCTTATGTAAAAAAGTCTTCGAGAGTCGTTACAGTCTTCTTTTCAAAGACTCTTACGTCTGGGCGTTGATAGCTAGGATCAAACGTAGACATGATCTTATCGTTAATGAAAGTACCGTCGTAATATTCCGGCTTAAGAACAGCTTTGCGAAGATCCTTAAGTAACGTCTCGTATTCATCTTGATTATCAATCAGATGCTGCATACGCTCGTAGAACTCAGAAGGAGTCTTTGGACGCAGAAAGTCTGGAATAGGAAGGTGACTCTGCATATCGTAAGTCGGATGCAGGAACGGAATTACACCCGCGTGGATCATTTCGATATATTTCGAAGTAACCCAGCCTTCTTTGATAGGAATAATGAACGTGAACTTAACGTCTCTAAGTTTCTTCTGAAGTTCGTCGATATGCATGGACCCCTTAAAGCGAGAGTCTTTACTTACAGCATCGTGTTCCCACTTGCCATAGATCTCAACGTCTTCAAACTTATCTAGTACCCATTCCTTAAGTAGATCGTAACGCGACGGCTTACCTTCGTTAAGAACAACCATGAAGTCCGTCTTGCGACCGAGATTAACTTCTTGAGTATACTCATAGTCACCACAGAACGCAGTTTCCATTCCTGCGTACTCAGAGTGTACGACTCGAGTGATACGCTCTTGATCTTCGTAGCTACGAATAGAAAACGTTTCGTAGTCGTAATCAAACTGGCCAAGAGAACGCATCGGCATATGGAACATATCACGCGGTTGCTTAATTGTATAACGCGGATCGTTAACGATCTCAATATACGGTGGCTTCTCTTGGTTCAGCCAAGTAAAGATCGGTGTCGTGTACCACTTAGTCATGTCGAGAGTCTGAGCTGGCTTTCCATCGTTACCTTCGCGAACCTTTTCGATACGGTCAGGAATAGTAACGTTGCTCAGTTGGCCGACCATCATAATGGTAAAGTCTAGAGTGATCTGCTTTTCTTTGAAGTAATTAACAATATGATCAAAATACTTCTGAGAAATATCAAGACCAACACCTTCCCATACGTCTACAACATTATCATATGGAAACAGATCTGCTTTTTCGATCTCAGAAAGAGTCGCAAAGTCAGATCTGCCGATGATAAAGAAAGTTTTATCTGGGTTGTTATTAGCAACTGCACGCAGAGTACATGATGCTTCGTTATCACCGCCGATTGGCGAGTACTTAGTATTTCTAAACTTTACGGATTTGCCAACTTTGCAAAAACCAATCTTCATCATTTATCCCTCATAATCCATTCAATAAATTGATTCGGCAAGAGTGCCTTGTCATCTACATAGTATACTGCATTTGGTTTGCCAAACTGAAGTTCGTCGTATGGAACATCATGTTCCTTGAGCCAGTTAATCGTAAGCTCGCCGACATCTTCTATGACTTTATTTATATCACCGTTATGTGTCGCCATTCGCCTAGCAGTAAAAAGAACGATGCGGTATCCGGACTGTTTCGCCTTTCTGATGGCATCGATCATTTCTTTGATCGGTTTCGCCTTTCCATACTTCTCGAACGTATCCTTCTCCGCATCGTTAGGTATACAAATAGTGTGATCAATATCTATTACTAGTGTAGGCATACTCATGCACATAGTCCTTCATTTGTTGTTGCCGATTAGGGCTGTCATAGTGTAGAGGGATTGCTGTCGCAATCAGAAGTGCACCACCGTCAATGATCTCTTCGTACTCATTAGGATAGTACTTACGAATGATCTTACTAAAGCTTTCACGAACATACTTAGGATACGGCTTATTATGAAATAGCGAGTTATAGCCGTGATAGAGATCGTGAGAAAGTTTGCATAGATCGTATAGATGATCGCCACTGCATCCGATATGATTACCGTATTCACCACGAGGATCCAGCAGAGTGATGCTGTCATTATATGGATTATACAACACATTTCCAAAATGTAAATCACCATGCATAGCTTGTACGGGCAGCGCCTTAATCATGCATTTAATCGCAACATCCATATAGAATTGTTTTTGAGGATGGTGAATGTCCGTCTTTACAAGTCTATCAGACGTCTTTGTGATCCACATCTTACGAGCGTTTGCACTAAAGTCCTCAAGAAAATCCGCGCCAGGAGTTTTATGAAAGTGGTTACGAACAGAAAGTATAACCTTTTCAATTAGATAGTCTATAGTACTCTTAGAGATGTCCTCGTGGATGAACAAGTCAGACAGCAGAGTACCGGACTCATAAGACAAGGATAGGCCGTATTCATCATCTAGCACCTTCGGGACGAACATTCGCTGCTTAGAGTTGAGTCCACCATACCACTTCTTTTCGTTCATAACAGTCTTTACGGCGAAGTCGTTCGTATAGTTTGGAATCTTCGTTACTACGTTAAGATCGGGATCGTACTTAAACGAATTGAACTCTCTTGCTTTAAAAGTAAGGAACTCAGCACAGGTACGATGATACGAGGCAATGTCTCCGATGTCGTACCACTTGCTCGTATTCACTCTTTCGAATGATTTAACAGTCAGCTTAGAATACATCTCAAGAGCAAACGAGATATCGTATTCTGAAGTATGTGAGAATGAATGATATGCTGCGTGCCCATCTTTAAAACTATAAAGACCGACGAGAGCTACACCATCTTTGACTGTCTCGGCTGGTTTATTGAAGAAGTTCTTACCATCCCACATACACCACGCAAAGTGATCCTCCACTTCTTTAGTAAGAAGGAAATCCGTTCCAAGAGGAAGATCTTCATCAAGAATGATTGCATCTCCGAGCCAGACAACAAGAGGCAAGTCTTTATTCGATAGTTCCTCAATGCCAACACGAATAGCATCACGGGGACCGTTCAACGATCCCTGCTTTACACAACGAATGTCGTCGCTATATATGCTCTTACTTGCCCACTCACGAATGTCGTCATACTTACCGTCAACGATTACGATCTCACCGATATCAGAACAGTTCTTATAGATCGAGTCAATAATATACTCGATGGCAGGTTTGCCGTGGATACGAACCATCGCCTTGGAACAGTTTGTTGTAAGCGGACGAAGTCGAGTAGCCTCACCCGCCGCTGGAATTACTACATTTATCATAATGTTCTCTCCATTCATCATATTCATCTTTTAACAAGACCCATCGTAAATTCGTAGAGTCTACTTTCTTTCGCTTATCCCAGACGATCCACATATACGCAATCATG